AGCAACAAGCCTCTCTGCAAAGCCATCTCCGTCAAGAATCTGAGAAGCTAGTTAGTCTGATTCCTGAGTTAGCGACACCACAGGGTGATGCGGTTCGGAAACAAATCCGTGACTATGCGAAGTCTGTAGGTTGGTCTGACCAAGAACTTAGTTCCGTGTATGACTCTCGTGCTGTGATGACCTTGTATAAGGCAATGAAGTATGAGCAACTTCAAAAGAGCAAACCAGAGTTGAATAAAAAACTTCAGTCTGCCCCTAAGATGATGCGTTCTGGTACTTCAGTTCCCCAAGCTAGGTCTTCACAAGATAAACAGGTTATGCAGAGGTTGCGTGAAACTGGAAAAGTTGCAGACGCAGCTAAAGCATTTGAACGATTCTTTTAAATTTTGGAGTATTAAATTATGGCTACCTATCAAACATATACCGCAATCGGTATGCGTGAAGACCTTTCAGATGTTATCTATAACATCAGCCCTACAGACACACCTTTCATGTCTTCTATTGGCAAGACAAAGGCTACTGCTGTTCTGCACGAGTGGCAGACTGACTCATTGGCTGCTGCCAGCTTGTCAAACTATGCAGTTGAGGGTGCTACAGCATCTGACGCTACTATGTCTCCTACGACTCGTATTGGCAACCGCACTCAGATTGCACAGAAGACTATCAAGATTTCTGGCACTTTGCAGTCTGTTGACAAAGCAGGTCGTAAGTCTGAAAAGGCTTATCAGTTGGCTAAAGCATCCAGCGAAATTAAGCGTGACATGGAAACTTCATTGTTGAGCAACCAGATTGCTGCCAATGGTGATTCTTCTACTGCTCGTAAATTGGGTGGTCTGCAAGCATGGTTGAACTCCAACTACTCTGGTGGTACTGATGGTGTCGCTGGTAGCTTGGGAACAACTGCTCGTGTAAACGGCACAAACCGCACTTTCACAGAAGCCTTGTTGCAAACTGTTGTTAAGAGCGTTTACGCCTCTGGTGGCAATCCTAAAGTGTTGATGGTTAACCCTGCTCACAAGCAAGTGGTTTCCGCTTTCACAGGTATTGCTGCACAGCGTTTCATGGCCCCAAGCAATACGCCTACAACTATCGTGTCGGCTGCGGACGTTTATTTAAGCGATTTCGGTGCAATCTCAATTGTTCCCAACCGCTTTATGACTTCCACTAACTCATGTGATGAGACAGCGTTTGTGCTTGACCCCGACATGGCTGCTATTGCTTATCTGCGTCCTTTCCAGACCAACGAGTTGGCTGTTACTGGTGACAATGAGTCCACACAGTTGTTGGCTGAGTACACCTTGGAAGTTAAAAACCAAGCTGCACATGGCATCATAGCCGACCTTACTCCTTAATCTGGTGTAACCCAAAAAATGCCTCAGACTAATCCTCTGGGGCATTTTCTTTTCTACTCAAACTGATAGAATTAGGCTATGCAAAATCCTACCAATTTTAGACAAACTGCTGTTCATGCTGATGGTGAAGGCGGTATCGTTATTCAAACTCGTCAGGATGTTTCTGACATTATTGAGCAGAATAAAAAAGAATATAACTCGTATGACGAGAGAGCAAGATGGTCTGACCAATTGTTTGGCAATAAGGTTGCATCCATTCCTATGACAGTCATTGATGACTTGAACAAACAAGGAATCATGCGTGGCTTTGCTGTTCTTGATGACAAGCGTTTTGCTGCTTGGTTAAATGACCCAATGAATCGTGCATGGCGCACTAGAACTGGAGTGGTATGAGCCTCTCAACATATTCTGACTTGCAGACTTCAATAGCCAACTATTTGGCTAGGTCTGACTTGACTTCTCAGATTCCCGACTTTATTACATTTGCTGAAAACCGACTCCGTAGAGAGTTGCGTATTCGTCAGATGTTAAAATCCGTAACGACTGCTACAGTATCTGGTGACAATACCATTGAAATACCTGCTGACTTTTTGCAGGTGCGTGATTTTGTTGTAATGACAAATCCTATTCAACCATTGAGTTACTCTAGTCCATCAGCATTGTCTAATGACCCAAGAGCATCAGAAGTTGGTGTTCCTTTGTCTTACACGATTCTTGCTAACGACTTTCAAGTATCTCCAGCCCCAGATGGTATCTACACAGTAAAACTGTTGTACTTCTCTGCGCCAGCTTATCTTTCGTCTAGCAATACATCTAACGTATTCCTGACAACAGCACCAGATGCTTTGCTCTACGCTTCTTTGATTGAAGCAGAGCCTTACTTAATGAATGACGCACGAATCAATACATGGGGAACTATGTATGACAGAGCGATTGCGTCATTAACCAAGTCTGACGAAGAAGGTCAGTATTCTGGTGTTCCTTTAGCAATGAAACTAACTCCAAGGTGAAACTATGGCTGAAATGAGTAACTATCTTGAAAATGCGCTGATTAACGGCACATTGAGAGCAACAACGTACACAGCACCAACAACTGTGTATTTGGCTCTTTACACATCTGACCCAACAGACGCAGACACAGGTACAGAAGTATCTGGTACTAGCTATGCTCGTCAGGCAATTACATTTGGTGCGCCTAGCAATGGTGCAACTACCAATTCTGCTGCTATTGAGTTTCCTCAAGCTGGTGGCTCATGGGGTACTGTTGCCTATGTCGGTATCCGTGATGCTTTGACGACAGGTAATCTGTTGTATCACACACCACTAGACGCATCTAAGACTATCGCAACTGGTGATGTGTTCCGCATTGCTGCTGGTTCATTGAGCGTTACTTTAGCGTGAGATGGCTGACTTACTGCCTCCGTGGACAATTGACTCGCTAGACAATTTAAAGTCTAGCATTGATGACTTAACACTCACACTCGATAGTCCACTTTATGAAACCTCTGTAACCCTATGGGATGCCTATGGGTCTGTAACTGCGTCTGCAAGCGTTATAGCCGATGGCACTAGGGTTCAGTTTGGTTCTGGGGCAATAGATGGTTCAGCGACTTTCACAGCAGATGCTGTCAGGGTTCAATACGCTAGTGCAAGCATTGAATGTTCTGCTAGTGCTTCATGTGAAGGCATTAGGGTACAGAACGCTACAGTAGGAATAGACGCAGTAGCAATTGTTATCTGTGATGCTATCCGTGTTCAGTTTGCAAGTGCAAGCGTAACCTGTAATGCAGATGTAACTGCTGTTGGCGGTATTATCAAGGATGGCGTAGCTTCCGTTATTTGCGTAGCTACAGTAGTTGCAAATGGCGGTTTGGTTGCTGAAGGTGCTGCAAGTATTACTGGTAGTGCAACAGTAAGCGCAGTAGGTATCCGTGAGCAAAATGCTTCTGCTAGTGTTAGTGGAACATCTACAGTAACTGCTGATGCAATCAGGGTTAGAGATGCGGTAGCAAGCGTTACGGCTAATGCCAACGTATCTGCACAAGCTAACGCTACATATGGAAATGTTATTGCGTTTACTGCGACTGCTACGATTACTGCAAATGGCGTTATCCTTGGTGATAATTGGACTCCTGTTGTCGTAGATGACAATACATGGACACCAGTAAGCAGAGACACAAACACTTGGACAGCAGTTCCAGTAGATTCAAATACATGGACACCAGTTGCTGCTAATGACAACGATTGGACAATTCAGTCTCAAGGAAGTAATACATGGCTACGACAAAACTAACTTTTGGTGAGTGGATGCCTGACCAACCTAGCGTATCAGGTGCATTGACTGACGCTAAGAATGTGGTTTCTCAGGCTATCGGATACGGCCCATTCCCCACTCCTGTCACATTCTCCACAAGTAACGCTGCCGAGGATTTAACTTCTCTTTATGCTGCCAAGCAACCCAATGGTGATACTGCATTGTTTGCTGCTGGCGCATCCAAGATTTACACAGTTTCTGGTGTGGGCGGTATTACTCAAGTTAAAACAGGCATGACAACTGGTGCTAACGATAGGGTTCGTTTTACTCAGTTTGGTAAGACTGTTATCTCTACCAATAACGCTGAGAAACTCCAAGCATGGACGTTAGGAACTTCTACATCGTTTGCTGACTTGTCGGCTACTGCGCCTATTGCTAAGTTCATTACTGTAGTGCGTGACTTTGTGGTTTGTGCCAATACGCTAGAAACGACTCAACAACAGTATCGTGTTCGTTGGTCAGCTATCAATAACGAAACAGATTGGACAGAGGATGTAAACACTCAGTCTGATTATCAAGATATTCCTGATGGTGGACAGATTGTAGGAATCCGTGGCGGTGAGTTTGGTCTTGTCTTCCTTGAAAGAGCCATTCACCGAATGAGTTATGTAGGTACTCCATTTATCTTCCAGTTTGACAATATCTCTCGTGGTAAGGGTTGCATGGTATCTGGCTCAATTGCTCAGTACCAAGGTGTAACTTTCTTCCTATCTGACGATGGTTTCTATATGTGTGATGGACAGAACGTCACAACCATTGGTGCAGAAAAGGTAGATAGATTCTTCCTACAAGATGCTTCTGAATCAGACTATAAAACCATGTCTGCTGCTGTTGACCCAATTCGCAAACTTGTAATCTGGAATTACAAAACTGTTAACGGAAACAGAAGCGTAATAATTTATAACTTTAAGACACAAAAGTGGACTTATGGAGATGCTGGTACAGATTTCTTAGCAGAAGCCTCCACATCGTCTGTAACGCTTGAGCAATTGGACAGTCTTTCTAACTCTATTGATGCGTTAACGACAAGTTTAGACTCTCAACTGTATGTTGGTGGTAAATACTTTTTAGGTGGTACTTTAGCCACTCGTGTAATGACTTACACAGGTGCTAGTCAGACTGCTGTAATCTCTACTGGTGACTTGGACATTGGTGCTAACTCAGTAGTAACCCTAGCTAGACCTATTGTTGACAATGGCTCTGCGACTGTGGCTATTGCTTCTCGTACATTGCTAAACCAAGGTGTAAGTTTTAATACTGCTGTGGCTGCTAGTTCAGAGAATCGTGTTTCCTTAAGAAGCGCAGGTAGGTATCACAGACTAAAAGTGACTCCTACTGGTTCTAATTGGGATAACGCTATTTCTGTGGATGTGGACGTAACTCCACAAGGGGTTCGCTGATGTTCAGAAGCCTACCTGCTTTTGGTGGTGACCAGAGGGCCGTGGCTGAAGTAGTCCGTGGCATCATGGATGGAAAGACCAATAACACAGGGACTTTGACTCTGGCAACTGGTGGTGCAACCACTACCACTCTGACAGACCGAAGGATAGGCCCAGACAGCGTAATCCTCTTTGCACCAGCCTCTGCTGCTGCTAATGTGGACTATATGCCTTATGGGGCATTTCAGAGCCTTGTTGACCAAACTATTGCTGCTGCAAATACTGCCTATGCAATGACAATGGACACAACTGATTACTCTAATGGCATAACTTTATCCAATAGTTCTAGGATGAATGTTAAAAACACAGGAATTTATAACTTTCAATGGTCTGGTCAGTTTGAAAATACCGACTCGCAAGACCATGACGTTAGGGTTTGGATAAAGGTTAATGGGACTAATCTTACTGGCTCAACAGGATTCTTTGCTATTCCTAGCAAACATGGCTCAGTTGATGGTCATGGTTTGGTTGGATGGAATTACTATTTAAGTCTAAATGCCAATGATTACATTGAACTTTGGTGGGAAACAGATAGTGCATTAGTAAGTCTTCAAGCCTACGCTGCTGGTACAAATTACCCCTCTACAGCGTCCTTGATTACTACGATGAACTACATCTCTCCGTCAGCATTGACTAACATTTACGCCAGTTCCCAAGGACAGGGTACGGCTACGATTACCCACTTTGCCAATTCAACTGCAAACAAGAAATATCGGTATGCAATTATTGGTTGATTTTAATTATTTATGTATAATGTATTCCGTGGATGACCCATCTCGGAATCCGAACTTTTAGGAGTAAAGATGGCGACTACTACCACATCACAAATTGACCCAACAATCCAACCTTATCTGGGTTACGGATTACAGCAAGCACAACAGATGTATCAGGGCGGTGGCCCTCAATACTATGGTGGTCAAACCTACGTTGCACCATCCGCTACCACTCAAACAGGTTTACAGGCTTTAGAGGCTCGTGCTAAGTTGGGTAATCCTTTGTTGCAGTCTGCACAGAATCAGTTGCAGAGTACAGTTTCTGGTGATTTCTTAGGTGGCAATCCATTCTTTCAAGGTGCTTTCCAACCTGCTGCTCGTGCTGCTGAGACTCAGTTTAAAACGACTCTAGGCGACATTGCATCTAAATCTAGCATGGCAGGGCGTTATGGCTCTGGTGCTATGGGTTCTTTGCAAGACAGGGCTACTGGTGCATTTGGTCAACAATTGGCTAATACTGCTGGACAACTGGCTTATCAGAACTATGCAGATGAGCGTCAACGTCAACAACAAGCTATTGGTCTAGCACCACAGATGGCAGGTGCTGATTACCAAGACATTCAGCAGTTGTTGCAAGCAGGTCAATTGCGTGAAGGTTACACAGGCGCACAAACTCAAGCAGACATTGCTAAGTTTAACTTCCTGCAAAACCAACCACAACAGAACTTGCAGAACTATTTATCGTTGGTATATGGCAACCCACTAGGACGAGTAGCTTCTTCTACAACTAGCGGTGCAGCAGATACATCATCATTGCAAAACCTACTAGGCATTGCTGCTGTTGGTGGTGGCTTGTATAAGAATCTAGGCGGTTCAACTGGCATTAGCAACTTGTGGAATAGCGGTGCTAATTGGTTAAGTGGTACGCCTAGCATGGGTACTATTGACCCTAATGCTTATCCCATTGACTACAACTTTGGTTAAATCATGGCTGGACTATTAGACATTTTTGGTACTGGTGGCTCAAGCACTATGGGGCTTTTGGGTATGTCACCTGCTGACATTCAAAGCAATCGTGACGATGCACAAGCACAAGCACTCTACGCACTAGCAGGACGTTTGTTCCAAGGTGGTAACACAGGACAGTCTATTGCTGAAGGCTTGCAAGCTGGTCAAAAAGCTTACAAAGGCGGTATGCAAGATGTTATGCAGACACAACTGCAAAACTATCAGTTATCTGAAATGTTGCGTAAGCGTAAGCAAGAAGAACAGATGCGTACACTTGCGCCACAAATCTTTAGCACGACAACTACGCCAGCAGAATATGATGAATCAATGGGCGCAGTAACAAGACCTGCTCAGACTACTCGCACTATTGACCCTAACAAGCTACAAGCCTTGGCTATGTTGTCAAATGACCCAATAGCTTCATTGGCAAGCATGGCTAAACTTGTTCCTGACTTGCGTAAAGCAGGGTTTCTTGGTGCTGGTGGTCAGGAAGATAATCCTTTCTTGCAGTTTACTTCTGACCCAACTATTCCTAAGCATCTTCAAAATCTTGCTACTCAATATGCAACTAGCTATAGCAAAGGTTTGATTGACCCTGAGAAAGCTGATACACGAGCAAAAGAACTTACAGATGCTATTGGAAGAAGTCAGCAGTTCCAACAATCTCAAGAAACTATTAAAGCAGCACAGGCACAAACCCAAGCATTTCAAACGGCAATGACTGAGTTGAAAGAAAAGGGGATGCAAGATTCTGCTCAATATAAACAATTGCAAGCACAAAATACTGCTGCATTGTTGGCACTTAGAACAGCATCAGAGGCTAATAAGCCAGAAACATTCTCTTATGCTCAGAAGAAAGATTTTGACGCTCTTGCAAAAATTAAAGAAGATGCAACTAAGGCTGATAGCATGGCTACTGTAGCTTTGAGAGCAGCACCATTGTTACAACAGGCATATGGTGGACGCATTGAAGCTGGTGTTAAGGGTGTGGCAGCAGCAGTTGGAATTGGCTCTGAGGCTAAAGATGCAAATGATAGGTTGACTACATTGTCACAATCATTGGCATTAAATGCACCTAAGTTTAGTGGCCCAACCTCTGATGCTGACGCAAAACGCTATGACAAAGCAGTTGGTGACTTAGCTAACCCAACAGTATCATTGAAGTCTAAAGAGGACTCTCTTAAAGACATTCAATATTTGTCACAGAAAGCTAAAGCATACGCAGAACAGTCTGAAAACTACTTCTACGAAAACAATAAGAGTTTGCGTGGATTTAAGTTTATTCCTCCTCCAGACCCATTTGCAGAAGCAAATAATCCATACAGAAGGTAAATATGGAAAAGCCAACAGCAAAAGATATTGCCTTACTAAAATCAAGACCAGAGACTGCTGCACAGTTTGATGAAGTCTTTGGTAAAGGCATGGCTGCAAAGCTAGTTCCTCAAAGTGCTGAATCTGCAACCTTTGGCTACTATCCACAGATGGGTAACAAACGAGCAGGGCGTTCTGAAGAATCGGCTAGTAAATATGTGGGTGCTGCGACTCGTGGCATGGCTGCGCCTTTAGTTGGTGCAGTAGCAGGTACTCCGTTTGGCCCTGCTGGTCAACTCGTAGGCTCTATGGCTGTTCCAGTTGGTGATGCACTTAATGCGTTAATCAACATGATTCTTCTCGGTGGTGAACAACTTACTGGTAAGGATTTGCCTCGTTTACAAATGTTGTCTAAAACTGTACAAGACGCTATGACAAGCGCAGGGATAGCAAAGCCTGAGACAACTGGTCAGCGCATGGTAGAGGCTGGTTTTGGGGCTTTAGGCGGTACAACAGCAGCATTAGCATCATTGCCAAGGATTGCAAGAGAAAGCGCAACCCCAATGACACGAGAGATAGCTACTCGGATGGCTGTTAATCCTACACAACAATTAGCAACTGCAATACCTGCTGGCGCAACAAGCCAATTGGTAGCAGAAGCAGCGCAACCTTATGTTGGCGATATTCCAGCTAGTATGTTAGGTATGGCTGCTGGTATTCCAGTAGGTGCTATGGGTATGCAGACTAAAGCAAGGACACCAGAGCCTTTGACATTTGCTGAACAGCGTAATGCTGCTATGGCTGGTAAGGCTAAAGTTCTTGGATTTACTGATGAGTTAGCGTTAACACCTGCACAGGCTGGCGCAGGTAAAACCGCTCAATTGTTTGAGGCTGTTGCTTCTACATTGCCATTCTCATCTTCTCAGTTTACCAAGAAGTTTAATCTTCAAGCAGACTATGCAGAGAAAGTTCTAAATCAAATTGCTAATATGTATGGTGGTATGCCAAGCGCACCTGATGTAGCTTTCTCTGGTGGTGCAAAAGCGGTTAAACAAGCTGCTAAAAACAATGTTGATAAAATTGGTGAAGACATTAGGACTATTTCATCAAAATCTGATATTAACTTGAATGAAGTTCCTAGCTTTAAAAACAATATTTTAGAAGCAAGAAAATTATTAGAATCTTTACCTCCATCTGAGAGACAAGACAGACGATTAAAGGGTTTTGAAGAATTCTACTTTGGTACTAAAAATGAAGCACTAGAGAGACAAGTTCAAGCAGCATTAGATGATTCTGGTTTAAAACCAACAAATCCTAACTACAAACAGTTTGGTGATAGTGTTAGACAACAATTGATTAAATCTGGTACGCCTGAGTATTCTTATCAAGGATACGAGCAAAAAGGTTATATCTCTGGTGCTGACTATCAAGACCAACGTCAATTATTTAGCGACTTAGCTTTTGAAAATCGTGGCAGAAAAATTGGTGAAGCGTTTAGAAAGCTACGAGATACATTAGACGATGCACGAGACATTACATTTAAAAACCAAGGTCTTGATGATGATTTGACAAGGTTAAAAGACTTGCGTTCTTCTTATGGTGAAGCAGTTAACTTAAATCAGCGTTTTTCAAATGCTAAAGACTCAACCATTGTTAAGACAATAGCGAACAATGAGAGTGGTGCTGCTGAGAAAATTATTCCATTGTTGGATGAAGAAGGTAAATTGATGTTGGCTCGTGGTGTATTAGCTGACATTAAACTTGGTTCATTAGATAACGCAGGTGAATTAGACATTACCAAGTTTGGTAAAAATATAATTAAGACTGACGAAAGGTCACCCTCTACATTGCCTAGCATCTTTGGACAAGAGCCAGCTAATGTAATGATAGGTTTGGCTGACGTTGCTCAATCTGCTTTGAAGCCTAAGATTGGAAGTAGTCAGACAAGTGAGCGTAAGACAATGACAGAGATGCTTACGTCAGGCCCTGCCAAGGCGGTAGGAATCTTAACTGGCTCTGCTGCTATGGGTGTTCCAGTAGCTGCTACTGCTGCTAGTTTGGGTTTCCCTGCATTGGCTACAAAAGCATATTTAAACCCTGCTGTTCAAAACTTTTATCAGCGTATGAATATTACAGAGCCATTGTTAAACTACATGGCTTCACCAACAGAAGCGACTCAGATGTTTGCTGCTTCTCCACAAGGTTTATTAGGTCTTGCGCCTGATTTGCGATATAGACTAGATTTAACTGGAATGGCTAACCCCGACTAAGGACTGATATGCCCAAGACAAAGATTAGTGAGTGGAGTTCGACTCCCGCAAATAACACAGACATTGACAGTATCAATATCGCAGAGGGTTGTGCGCCATCTGGGATTAACGATGCTATTCGTGAGTTAATGGCACAGGTTAAAGACTTGTACGCTGGAACTAGCGGAGACATAATTGCTGTGGCTGCTGGTGGTACAGGTGTCGGTACAAGTACAGGCTCTGGTAGCAACGTACTGGCTACCTCTCCTACCCTAGTAACCCCTATTCTTGGAACACCCACTAGCGCAACTTTAACTAACGCTACAGGTCTTCCTATTGCTACAGGTGTATCAGGTCTAGGAACAGGTGTAGCAACGGCTCTAGCGGTCAATGTAGGCTCATCTGGCGCACCTTTGGTAAATGGTGGTGTTCTTGGTACTCCATCAAGCGGTACAGTAACTAACCTTACTGGTACGGCTTCTATCAATATCAATGGAACTGTTGGTGCTACTACTGCATCTACTGGTGCGTTTACAACAACAACTGTAAGCACTAGCGAAACTTTGTCTTATGGCACAGCAAATGCAGTTACCTATCTCAATGCCTCAAAAGTTCTTACAAGTGGAACTGGGCTTCAATATGATGGAACTGTTTTAAAAGTTAATGGCTCAACAACTTCTGCATTGCGTCTTACGAGCAATTCTGCTGTTTCAAGCGGGTTTAATCTTTACAACGATAGCGTCAATGATATTGCGTATTTGATGAATGGATATAACGGCTCAATGGTGTTTGGCATAAACAATGCAGAACAAATGCGCCTCACCTCAACAGGGTTGGGTATTGGTACAAGTTCGCCTGTTGCTAGAAACCACCTCAGAGGCTCAGGAACAAGCGGTCAGGTAACGGCTTCTTGGATTCTTGAAAATGCTTCAAGTGGTACTGCTGGCATGGACATCACAGGGTCTGCTGGTGCAAGTCGTTGGAGATTCTTGTATGGCGGTGGGGCAAGCACAGGAACAAACACTTTAACCGAGGCAATGTGCATTGGAACAGAAGGTTCAAGTGCTGGCTTTGTAGGTATTGGTACAACTTCGCCAACAACGAAATTAGAAGTAAATGGTAACGTATTTAAGATTTATGACCAAAGCACAGCTAACGCTAATTTGGTAATTAGAAATACTACTACTGGTAACGCTGCTGGTTTTACGCTT